CAAAGGTCAATCATTTGCCGCAGAAGACGGATGTAATGATGACCTTGCTATGTGTCTTGTTATTTTTGCATGGGCAGCACTACAGCAATACTTCAAAGAGATGCATGACAATGATGTGCGTCAACGCATCTATGATGATCAAAGAGAAAATATTGAACAGGACATGGCACCATTCGGATTTATTGATGATGGATTAGGTGATGAGTATTTCGCAGACGCTCAAGGTGATGTGTGGCAGATCGCGGAGTACGGAGATAAATCATATATGTGGGACTTCAGGTAAGTTTTCAAAAATATAAATAATCCTAGACAACCGATGTTGGAACCAATCTAGGAGACTTAAACAATGGCAGCAAATCAATCCTCGCCAGGTGTAGTCATTCAGGAAAGAGACCTGACGACTATTACTACGTTATCCACCGCAAATGTGGGTGTACTGGCTGGACCTTTTGAAGAGGGTCCCGTAGAAGAAATTGTCGATATTTCTTCAGAAAGAGAACTTGCAGAGCGTTTCGGTAAGCCCAACGAATATAACTACGAATTCTGGTATACTGCTTCGCAATATCTGTCTTATGGCGGTGTACTGAAAACTATTCGTGTTACTTCAACCGACCTGAAAAACGCGGTTGATAGTGGCACCGCTGCACTGATTAAGAATCTCCAAAATTACGAAACCAACTACGAGACCGCTTCCAACTCATTTAACTGGGCAGCACGCACTGCTGGTAGTAAGGGTAACTCCATCGGTATTTTCATGACTGATGCTGGTGCTGACCAGATCGTCGATCCTGGTACTCCTTCTACAAACGAATGGGAATTCGTTAAGGACGCTGCTCTCACTGGTGGTGTTTCTGGTGCAACTGGTAAAGTATTTAAGTATAGCATTATTGTAACGGTTGACGATGTTGTAGGTGACTTCAACATTACTGATTCCGCAACTATCAACACTGGTTCTGCTGAAAACGTTGTCATCCTGGCATGGGATCCTGCTAACAAGAAACTGGAACTGGGTCTTGATTCTGATGGTATCGGTGGTGTTATCGGTGATAACGATGTAATTACTCAAGGCACTACTACTGCAAAAGTCAACGTAACAGTTGAGCGTAGATTGTATATTGCTCTTGATAAGGGTAGCGTCGAGTTCCAAGCAGGCGATACATTCGATGATGCAAACTCTGTAGCAACTACACTTGCTTCTGTTCGCGCTGAGTATCCCGATCGTGAGTATCTTCCTGGCGTTAAGTGGGTCAATGTTGCACCTAAGCCTGGTACATCCCTCTACGCAAACTCCGTAGGTGGTCACCGCGATGAAATGCACATCATCGTTGTTGACATCGATGGTAAGATCACTGGTACAACTGGTGCTCTGCTTGAGCGTTTCATTGCAGTCTCCAAAGCATCTGATGCTAAGACTTCTGTTGGTGAAACCAACTACTACGTTGAAGTTATCAAGCAACGTTCTAACTACCTGTATTGGGGTAAGCACCTTGCAGGTGCTACTGAAGTATTTGCTGCAACTGGTACTGAGTCCCAAGGTCTTTGGGGTACTGCCGCTGCATCTAAGAACTTCAACCTGATCCGTCATAACGTCGCTCCTGTCAGTTTCCCTGATAGTCGTTCGGTCATCGGCGGTTTTGAGGGTGGTACTAGATACCTCCGTCTCACTGGTGGTGTTGACTATAACTCTGCTTCTGGCGTATATGCCGCAACTAACACTGACTATGCAACCGCATATCAGTTGGTAGAAGATCCCGAATCTCAAACAATCGATTACATCCTCACTGGTCCTTCTGGTGCTGATGATGCAGAGGCAATCGCAAGAGTCACAACTCTGGTTAACATTGCTGAAGAAAGAAGAGATTGTCTCGTATTTGTTTCTCCTCGCCGTGGCAACGTCATCGGTCAGAGCAACACTACTACAATCACCAATAACATTGTTGGTTTCTTCGATCAACTTCCTAGTTCTTCTTACGTTGTATTTGATTCTGGTTACAAGTACATCTACGATAAGTACAACGATGTATATCGCTACGTTCCTTGCAACGGCGACATCGCTGGTCTTTGCCTGCAAACCACTGAGACTGCAGAACCTTGGTTCTCTCCCGCTGGTTTCCAACGTGGTGTTCTGAGAAATGCTATCAAACTGGCATACTCTCCTACTAAGACTCAGCGCGATACACTCTATAGTGCTCGTATCAACCCTGTTGTTTCGTTCCCAGGTCAAGGCGTCATCCTCTTCGGTGACAAGACTGCTCTTGGATTTGCTTCTGCATTCGACAGAATCAACGTCCGTCGTCTGTTCCTCACCATCGAGCGTGTCATCAGTGGTGCTGCTAAGGCACAACTCTTTGAACAGAACGATGAGTCTCAGCGTTCCTTGTTCGTAAACATCGTCGAACCTTATCTGCGCGATGTACAGGGTCGTCGTGGTGTCACCGACTATCTGGTCAAGTGTGACTCACAGAACAACCCTCCTGAGTCTGTTGATCGTGGCGAGTTCTATGCAGAGATCTTCGTCAAGCCTACACGCACAATCAACTACATCACCCTGACATTCGTTGCCACCAGAACTGGTGTTGCATTCAACGAAGTCGCGAACTGATATCTATAAAAACAATCAAGAGACCCTACGGGGTCTCTTTTTTTGTCTGAAAATATTATTTGTACTAAATATTAACGACGGAGACATTTAAAAACAATGGCAAAACGAGGAACTCTTGACGACTTTAAGGCAAATGTAGCTGCCGACTTTGCGCGTCCTAATCTATTCCAAGTAGACCTGGCATTCCCTACTGGAATCATCAACAACTCAGGTTTGATTGATCTTGGTAAGTTTACTGTACGTGCAGCAAACCTGCCTTCTTCTCAGATCGGAGTAATCGAAGTGCCTTTCAGAGGTCGTGTCCTGAAAATTGCAGGAGACAGAACCTTTGAACCTTGGACTATTACAGTACAGAACGACAGCGGATTCTCAATGCGTAATGCATTCGAGTTGTGGTCTTCTTCTATCCAGTCCTATAACGAGAACTTCACCCAGGCAGCAGGTCTTGGTGATGCAGACGATGCTACAGGATACTTCGCTGACATGGTTGTTCATCAACTGGCACGCGATGTTAAGAATGGCGAATCTCCTAAGATTCTCAAGTCTTATAAGTTCTACAATGTATTCCCTAGCAACATTGCTGCTATCGACCTTGACTTCGGTAACAACGATACCATCGAAGAATTCACAGTTGAACTGCAGGTCCAATACTGGACTCCTTTCGACTCCTCCGTGGATGGTTGATAAATAGAGCAGGACTAATTAGCATATAACATAATGTCGAATCAGCTCTTCGGTTTTTCACTTGAGAGAGCAAAGAAGGTCCCCAAGGGGCCTTCTTTTGTTCAGAAAGATAACATGGATGGTTCGCAACCTATTGTTGGTGGCGGATACTATGGTCATTCTATCGATTTTGATGGAACTATTCGTAATGATTATGAACTCATCACTCGTTACAGAGAGATGGTTCTACAACCCGAATGCGATAGTGCTGTCGATGATATCGTAAATGAAACCATTTGCGGTAACTTTGATGATGTACCTGTTGAGGTGGAACTCTCCAACCTCAAAACATCAGATAAAATTAAAAAACTTATTAGAGAAGAATTCCATGAAGTCTTGAGACTTCTGGATTTTGAAAATAGATCTTACGAAATTTTTCGTAGATGGTATGTTGATGGAAGACTCTTTTATCATAAGATCATTGACCCTAAGAATCCTCGTGCAGGTCTTTCGGAACTTCGATACATCGATCCTCGCAAGATTCGTAAGGTAACTGAGTATGAGCAGAAACGTCCCGAGCAACTGCGTGGACAAGATCTGAATCAACAACTCACACAGAAAGCAGCAGAATATTTTCTGTACAACCCAAAGGGTTTGAAGAATTCTACAAATCAGGGTATGAAAATTACCGCTGATTCTATCACATATTGTCACTCAGGTATTCAAGACCTGAACAAAAACATGACTCTTAGTCACCTTCATAAGGCG